TCAGCGCCGGATCGAGCGGGTCCTTCTCCGTGGCCTGCTCGAGGTTCTCCGCCATCGCTTCGGCGGTCTCGGTGTTGCCCTCGACCTCGAAGCCGTCGGCGGTACGATGCGACGCGTACTTGCCACGGGCGGGGGATGCTGCGGGCGCGGCCTCGGTGGCCTGCGGAGTCTCGGCGACTTGCTCGTCAGCCATCGCTACCTTCTACCTCCGATGCTTGAGGGTGTCAAGGTTCTCACTGGAGCCGCGCGAGGATGTTGAGCTTCTCGCCGTTGGTCCCGATCGCCCACAGGTCCGAGAGCTGTATAGGACCGTCCAAGTGCGTCACCGGCTCCAGCGGTACGCCGGACGGCGGCAGGGGGAGCCGGATACCGTAGATGGCCGTGGTCACCGCGTTGTCCCCGCCGATGAAGACCGGGTTCGAGTTCCCGTCGTCCGCCTGGAGCCAGATCTTCGCGAAGATGGGATCCTGCTGGTTCTGGTCCGTCATCGCATCGCTGAGTTGCGTTGCGACTCCATCGCCGAGCGTGAGCTGAAAGTGCCGCCAACGTCCGAGTCCACCCGCCATTTACTCCTCCATTCCATCAGCCTGAGGGCTCGTGATCTGCCCAAGTTCGAAGTCGGCTTCCTTCTGATCGAGAGTCGCCGCATGCTTCAGCATCACCTCCTCGGCGACGCCCTTCTGCTCGATCAGCGCGACGAGCAGCTTGGTCTGCGCGTCCAGCTCCGCGAGCACGCGGTCATTCTCCGCCTTCATTTGCTCGATCTGGACGCGGGCCTCGGTGTCCAGCTTCGCCTTCGCGAACGTCGCCTGTTGCTTCCCGAAGTCGATCTCTTGCTTCTTGCCCATCTCCTCCAGTTGCTGCTGAAGCTGTTGGATCTGTTGCTTCTGCGCCGCCACCTGCGCCATCGCCTGGGCCGGAGTCTGCTCGTCTCCATCATCCTGAGCGAGGCTCGGATACTTCTCATCGCGCAGCTTCAAGAAGTCCTCGGCCAAGCGCTCGGCCTCGGGGAAATCGCTGTTCTTGAAGAGATACGGCGCGATGATGGGGACGGCTTCGGGCATCGCCTCCATGGCGCGCCCGAGCATCACCTGTGCGTGCTGCATGCGCGTCTGGAATGACCGTCCGATCGTTACGGCAACGCCGTAGATCCCCTTGCGCATGTCGTACTCTTTCGGCTCCGGCGGCGTAGGGGGCGGTTCACCAGGCTTCGGCGGGCGCATCGGCGGAGGCTGCTGGCCCTCCATGAACGGCACGGGCTGATTCGTCCGGGGATCACGGATGAACTTCTGGTTGAGCATGACCGTATCGGTCTTCTCTTCCTCGTCTCGAGTCCGCACGATCCGGCCGGGTCGGTCGTAGATGTGCGGCATCAGGTCGAGGACGACCATCGCTTCGTAGGTCATGCTGATCGTGGCGAGCTGGTGCAGGTAGTCCGAGTTTCCCTGCTCGCTCTGTTGCTGGAGCCGCTCGATGGCCTTGCCCGAGCGCTCCGTGCTGTCGTAGTTTCCGAGGTTGGGGTCAGGCGTGAACGTGCTCGACTGAATGAAGCCGTCGGACTGCTGGAGCAGCAGCATCGCCGGTCCCATCGTGGACGTATCGACGCGGGTCCGCTGCGGCGCCTGGAGTACCTGAATCCCCGCATCAGTCTCGACCGTGAGATTCGCCGGGAGGTACGGGAAGTTTCGCGTGTTGCTCTGCGCCCACCAGTCCTCATAGCCCTGGAACTGGCGCGGGTCGCCCACATACGGCGCCTTGGGCTCCAACGCCGCTCGCTCTACCAGCGTCGATGCCGCGTAGTTGTACGTCCGTTGAGCGTCCCGCGCCGGTCTCACCATCCCCTGCCAGCGCCGTTGACGATCGAACGGGATCAACTCCCGGCCGAGTACCGTCACGATCGGGATGTACTTCCCGGCCCAATCGGCTTCCTCGAGCACCTCCGCGCCGGTGATCTTCGCCCACTTGACCTTGATCACGTCGCGCTCGCGCTCGCGGACGATCGTGACAGCTCCGGTCAAGGGCTCGCCGTCGATCGTCTCGACCTCGGTGTCGCTCTTGATCCGCACGACCTGGCCCTCGTCGGTAAGGCCAATGCGCTCCTTCTCGATCTCGCGGTAGAAATATTCGGCCACGCACACGGGTCCGGGCTCTCCGCTCCCGTCGCCGGCCTCGACCCACTCCGGCTCCTGGAACACGCCATCGGAGCGCAGACCGTCCCCGTCGTCCGAGAGCTTGCTCTTCGGATACTGGCGCTTGAAGTCCTTGTACGGAACCCAACTGTCGATGAAAGCGAACCGCGCATCGCTGAAGTCGGGCTCCTGCGCCGCCGGATCGAACGTCACGGAGTCCTGGTGCAGGATGCGGTCGATCGAAATGACCTGGTCGAATGGATCGCCGCCGACCTCGTCGGCCCACTTCGTCCCGATGCGGTAGTACCCGCGCCCCGCCCACACGGAGCGCGAGAACGCCCACGATCGCGCGATGCCGGCGCGAGAGTCCCGCTCGATCTGCCGATACAGCCCCTGATAGATCTTCGCCCGGTCATCGTCCGCGTCCGGGCTGATGGGGTGGATGTTCACCCCGAGCAGGGCATTCCGCTGTTGATTGAGGACGAGGCTGATCGGCTGCTCGATCTTGCTGATGCTGAGGGTAGGACGAGCGGGGAGGGGGAACCTGCCGCCGCCGACCGTCACCCACTGTCCCTCGCGCTCGGCGCGCTCCTGCTGTGACCACTGACGCTCGGCGTCTTGGAACTCGAGGTCCTCGCGCTCTCGGCGCCGCTGCTCGCGGTTGATGTCGAGCGCCCAGACGCGGCGGTTCTTCGCCTCTTCGAGAAACTTGGACCTATTCTGCACGGGTGGTCACCATGCCCCAATTCCCGCCCCAACCCATCGCTTGAGGCGCGCCCACCACCCTTGACGCCGAGGACGAAAGAGCCGCGGCGATACCGGCCGTGTCGGCGGGTTCTCGATCGTGCGCGAGCGTTCGATCCTCTCCAGCGCCATCTCTGAGCGGTACGCCACGGACTTCTCCATGCCGCGGTGGTATGCGTCCCATTCCGCCTTCTTCCATTCCACGTGAGGGCCGATCCGGTGCGAATCAATCCCTTGGGCGGCCGACAACTCGATCAGCGCCAAGACGTTCTCCCGCTGCTTTTCGATCAGGGCCGCCAGGAACCCACTCATCCTCGCTCTCCTAGCCCGTCGCTCGTGCGGGCCATCCGCGTCAAGCACGTCCAGCAGAACCAGCCCGTTGTCGCCAGCCCGACGCGCATGCCTCGCAGCGGAGTCAGGATACCCGGGAAGGAGCACTCCTCGCAGCGTAGGAGGGTCACGCGGCCGCCCAACTCCCCGGGGGGCGGTACGCGATGCGCGGCCTAGACTCCTGACGCCGAGTCACGTTGTGCGCGAACGTCAGCGCCAAAGCGTCCCCGTCGTCAGGGCTTGCAACCCCTCGCTTCGCCATGTCTTCCTTAGACTCGATCACAAGCCGGTCCTGCCGATTCAGATGATACCCCGGAGCGGTCAGGTCTGTCTCCAGCCTATTGTCCGAGTCGTCCAGTGTCCCCGTGAGAAGCCACTCCTTCATCCGAGCCCACATGTACGCCCTCATGTTCTTCTGGTGCCGGTCCGGGCTTTGGCCGCCGAACCGCACCTCTTGGACGTTCCCGTGCCCCATCCGCTTGAGCCGCTCGACGTAGGGGCCACCCATGCCGGAGTCGATGAACATCATGTGGACCCGCTCGCCATCGTAGTCAGACGTGAGCACGTCGGTCAGCCTCGCGAGCAGAAGCCCGCGGTCATTCCGCACGGCCTCGCCGGGGATGCGGACCGGGGGGATCGAGCGCGCGTCCATCCCACGCCGGAACCGGATCACGTTCCACGCGGCTCCGCCGTCGCTCACGTCCACGCCGCACACGAGCGGTTCATCGGGGAGAATGGTGATCTCTCGCTTCTGCGCCTGTCTCACCCGCTCCTGATCGATGAACTGGAGGTCGGATGCTCGAGGGGGGAGACCGCGAACGCGGACGCGGACGAAGTCGCTATCCTCGCCGTAGGTGTCGACCCACTCCTGAAGCAGCGCCTTGTTCGTGCGCGCCACCGTGCGGGAGTCGATCACGAACACCTTGTAGCGGTCCCGGTCCGCGCCGAAGCATGCCTCGTAGAATGGGCCGCTTGAGCGGGTGCAGTTGCCCAAGCGGATCACGATGGGCATTCCGTCCGTCAACCCGCCTTGCGCGGCCTCGTGGATCTTCGGACCGATGCCCGAGTCCTCGTCGAAGACGTAGAAGCTCGAGCCGCGAGGGGCGTGCTGACCTTGGAAGGCGACGGCGTTCTCGTCCTTCGAGCCGGCGAGACGGCAGCGCCACTCGGCGCGAGCTTTCGGGTCCCGCGAGCGCATCTCGCTCGTGTTCACGTCAAACCAATCGGACGTGATGCACATCTGAGTCCACGCCATCACGGCGGCCCACGTGACTGTGGTGAGCTGATTCCAGTCCGTTGCAGTGACGGTTCCGCGCGAGAACGGCCAGCAGCTCATGATCCAATCGACGATCCACGCAACCCACGCGGTTTTGCCCACGCCATGACCTGAGCTGAAAGCCATGCGGATCGGCGCGACGGGATCACTACCGTTGAACTCGCGTTCTCGCACGGCTTGCCCGAGCCATTCCAGGCCCTCGCACTGCCATTTGTCGGGCTCCGAGCGCTCGAGCGGGCCGGACTCACCCCACGGGTACGCGAGGCGCACGAAGCGGAGCGGGTCGTATCGACACCGCCGCATCTCGTCCTCGATCTGCGCCTGAAGGTCGGGCTTGAGCAGGGTGCTCACTCCCCCGCTCTCTCTCGGCCCCTAGCGAGCCGCTCCGCAAGTCCCTCGAGCCCGTGTACCTCGATCTCCTGCATCTGCTCCTTCGGCTTGTCCAGCGCGCGATTCATGAGGTCCGTGAACGCCTGAATGCTCGGGTCCTTGTGCCACACCTCGATGATCTCGTCCTCGCCGCCCACGAGTTCCCCAGGCTTGGGGAGCTTCTCGAGGCGGCGGAACCGCCCGCCCTTCTTGTCGCGGCTCATCAGGTAGCGGATGCCCTTGGCGTTGGCGATCTGCGCCGCCGTGAGGGCTTCCATCTCACGAGTGACAATGACGCGGAGGGCTTCGCGGGCGGCTTCCTTGGAGAGCGTGGACGCGCGCGGGCGGTACTTGGTGCCCTTCTTTGGGCCCGAGTTTGGACGAGCGCCGCCGAGCTTACCCTTAGGCATCGTTTAGGTTCTCAGTACCTTGGCTTTGGCCGAGGCTTCGGGGTGGGCTTGGGGCGAGGCTTCTCTCGGACCTTGATTCGTGGCATCACGCCTCCGGGGGCTCGTCCTGCTCGGGGAGGTCGACCACGGCGGTCAGTCGCCCGGTGAAGAGCTGGCCGTTGCTCTGAATCTCGATCAGGTCGGTGAGGTCGATGGGCTTCGGATGGAGCGCGTCCACATAGGCGTCCGCCTTCACCACGGCGCCCTCTCGGATCTTGATTCTTATCGTCATGAATTACTCCGTTGCCTTCTTTCGCCATCGCCGTGCCATCGCTCGCTTCATCGCGGCGACTCCTCGGAGAGTCCAACGGGGGCGACAGTTGTCACAGATCCACGCATCGCATAGTGAGCAGTAACGGGCCGTCGGGTTCGGCTCCGTGGTGCCGTAGAGGTAGTGGCAGACATCGCAGCAGTGCTCACCCATTACCGTACACTATCATCCGGATCCGGCGTCTCCTCGATGTGGCCCAACGGCCTGACGCCTCCGGGTGGAGTCGGCTCGCGCTGCATCATCTGGAGGAGGGTGTCGGTCGCCCCCCCCA